GAAGAAGATTGTAACGAACGCAAAAGCATCCCGGTTTGTTGCAGCATATTATCCGGAAAACCTTTTCTTTCTTTTGCTCTTATTGTAGCTGGTTTTAACGGTGGCCAACCTCCGGGAATATCCTTCCCTTGATTAAGAATATTCATCTTTGCAGACATATTCATTTCTTCAGCAATTGATAACATCAATTGTGAAGTTGTAGTAAATTTTCTTTTAAGTAGATTTATAGCGGAATTTATTTGTTCATTAAAATCTTTATCAATCATCGTTTTTAACTTTGCTTATATTCATTTCGTAAATTAGAATCATAATTAGATAGATCAGGTTTGAAATTTGTAATTGCAGGATTATAATCCCAACCATCACCAACTTCGATTGGAAAGTTAGCACCATTGGAAACATGCAGACCAAGCGATTCGATTTCCTGTTTGTTTAATGGAAGAATATAACATCCACAGTTAAAACCATTCGGAGGATATATATGATCCCAAATAGGATCATTCCACATAAAAACTTTATTGGCATAAATTGCATGACTTCTTCTTTTATGCAGCCGTTCAATTTGTTTATACATCCAATAAGGCCGTTCAACCGTATTCTGAATCATTGAATCATAACGACCTTTATTATATCCTACATTCGCGTTTGTCGTAAAGATTGTATTTAATCTATAAGGAGAACCAAGTTGAATGATCTTTTCCGGATCGATATTGCTTTTAGAGTCATATCCGGGAACATCTTTAGCCGGGACTTTTCCCCACCATCCAAGTCTTCTTAAAATTGGTTCTAAATCTTTTTGAAATTGTTCGTATGTAATTCCTTCAGTAAATATTTTGTCAACTTCATCACGGAGTTCCTGAAGAATATCCAGTCTCATGACTTTGGCAACAGTAAAGGATCGGGAATGAGCTTCCTGCCAGACTTCTTTCCAATCCCAGCTGAAGGTAGTTCCTTTTGATTGATACCATTTTACGATTTGATCAGGAGGAAGTGAGAATAAATATTTGAGTTGATCTTCTGTTATCATAATGCATCTTTTTTTATTTCATCAAAGAAATAAAGGTTATGTGCTAATGCCATTCTAAGTTTATGATTTTCTTTAAGAATTGGATTCCAGAAATATCTAAATAATCGATATATAAGCCAGTCAAATTTTGTCGGTCTATTCATACTTTTTCTCACCAATAATTATATTAAAAAATAATTCCAAGAACCATTCGCCTTCATAATAACCAACTGAAAAAAGAGAATCTTTTCTAAAATAATTCTGAAAAGGATATTCAAATGTGCAAAGAGATAATTCATAACAATTATCTAACCATACAATTAATAGATCGAATAAAGAAAAATGGAACATTATTAAACGCCTTTTAATCGCTTGTTAATAAGTTTGCAATATTCCTTTGAAATATCACATCCAATAAAATTTCTTTTCAACTTATTGGCCTGGACTAGTGTTGTACCACTTCCACTCATTGGATCAAAAATTAAATCTCCTTCATTACTCCAACTTGCTATATGATCGGCTGCCAATTGCTCATGGAATATTGCGGGATGATCATATGCAATCTTATCCTTTGTAGAATGCATATATCCAACTTGATAAAACCACAGATTTCCAATAACCTTTTCTTCTTTAATAACAGATTTAATTAATTTCTTTTTTATAGAACCGTCTTTCTGCCGGTATCCTTTTATTGAAGAGTAACCGGCATTCTTACATTTCTCCATTATAGGATTAAAAGTTTTTGGAAATCCTTTTGAAAAAACAAATGCATATTCAAATTGTTGAGCATATCTTCTATGTGCCGGTGCGGGAGGTAGTGGATTAGTTTTACAATAACCCATTGTATCGTGAAGGTTGAATCCGCAGATCTTTACAAAATAGGTCGCCTGAGTAAAACTTGTTAGAGATTCACATCCATTTTTTACCTGATCGTTTACTATCCAGATAAGTACTCCACCCGGTTTAGTTATTCTATATAGTTCTTTCGAAATATTTTCAAAATCAAAATTGAATCCTTTATAATCACGGAGATTATCGTAAGGCGGAGAGGTAACGGTTAAATCAATATGACTATCCGGGATCTGATTCATAAATCTAACCGCATCACTGCAATAAATTTTGTTCAGTGAAATCTGCATAATTATTAATATAATTGTGAAATATTTCATTTACTCTTCCCGGAGTTTTTGCAATTATGAATATTATTATCCATCACCACCCATATTATTTTCCTTTACTCGCTTCAGAATATCCTTCACATTCGGTAATAAAGAAAACTTTTGTAATTAGATTTTGAATATCATCCGTTTTCATTTTTGGATAAAGAGAAGCGACTTTCTTTTCAAATTCATCTCGGCTATTTGAATTCTTTGCTAATTCAATAACCGGTTTTAATGTTTGTTCAATCGCAAACTGTAAAGTTTTATCCGGAAGCGCATTCGAGATTAGATCCGCTATAGTTTGTTTTGAGGCGGTATCGGACATCTCAATGCGCTTACCGGTAAGATAATTCCATATTTTTTTAATCCCGGAAAGCTGAACATCTTCCTTAAATACCGGTTGTGGTGGATTTTGAGGATTAACAATTTGTCCCTGTGCATTCGGCATTAATTGGACAATATCAAACTGCGATTCATCCATATTATAATTCTCAACAAAATATTCTTTCTTTGGACGCCATCCGGTATCAAATAAACTTTTATCTCTTGTTGCAAGCTCAAGACTTATTTTTTCTTCTTCAAAAACTCTAAAAGTTGGATATAATCCAGATCCGATATTAATATCAATTACACGTTTGAATAATTCGTCAAATAATGCTGAAGGGAAATCTCTATCTTCTTCGCCGATATTAGATTCAATTGTTGTAGCGCCGCTTTCACTTGAAGCCCGGCCACCGGATTTTTGAATAGAAGTGGAAAGTGAATTAGTTAACCAAGCTTCTGAGATTGCATTATCACATCGGTTGATATATTTCTCATGGAGATCAGCCGAGCCTGTTCCTTTAGTCTCAATTAATTCGATTGATGAATCATCAGGTCCGGTTGCAACGGCATCCTGAATCATATTAGATAATTTATTTAATAGATCATCATGATCTTCAGGCTTAGCTCCTCGAGGAAGTTTCCCATATATAAAAGGCATTCCATATTTTTCAAGAAACATAGAATAAAATTTCATTCCACCGCGTTTGAAAGTTATTGGCCAGAAGCATCGCGCGAGAGTTTTTTGTCCATAAGGATTTTCATAAGACGGATCATTTTGAAGTAAAATAAATTTCATCGCTAATGCCGGATCTGCTCCAGCACCTCTAACCGGAATTCCATCCATATTAAATGCATCACGAAACCGTAATTCATTTACGCTTCCGAAATGAAACCATTCACGAGGTTTTTCTTCCAATTTTATCGGCAGGAAATATCCATTAACATTTCCCCAGACTATTTCAAAAACTGAATAACCATAACCAATCGGATTTAAGGATTGAGAAATTATATCCTTTATTTTGAAGCCATTATTTGAAAGAGTATCAAGAGCGAGCTGACTAATAGTCACTTCTTTTTCACCGGCGCCGTCTTTTCTATCTATTATCCAATCCAAATGTTTAGTTAAATTTTTTCTCCTCGTCTCCATTGCGAAACATCGGCTATCGGAAGTTAGATCTTTATAAACAACCTGGTCCAAATTCAATTTACGCAAAATTGGATCCGGATCCGGTAACCAATTAAAGAAACCAACAAAACCACCAAGAGCAAATTGCCGGGTTGCAATTTCAGAAGTTAATTTCTCGTTAATTTGATTTAACGGAATGAATGTAGTTGGATTGATATATAGACCTTTCGCCATTTTAATAACCTCTAAAAATTGATTCAGTTTGTCTATGTTTGCCGGATCTGATAATTAAGGGACCGGTATTCCCATCAGAAGCTGCATGTAATGCAAGAGCCAATGCCCAGAACCGATCGGCATGACCTGTAACTTTTGTTTCTGAAGTATCTGCTTCCAATCTTATTTTATTAGCTGCAGTTGTTA